GTAAAATACAAATAATTTTATTTTTACATTTATTTAATCCATTTAATGGTATTAACCCTGATGATTTTTTTAATGAACATAATATTATTTATGATAATATCATAGAAAAAATTAAAGATATTGATACATCTGATATTGTAGAATATAGTTCACCTGTATCAAGACATAAAATATTAGATTATAAAACATTGGGTATTTTTAATCTAAGTGATAAAAATTCATTTGAACGAATTAAACAAATTATATCATCTGAAAAAATTGAACCAATAGATATCACAAATAAAATATGGAAAAATATTGAAGAAAAAGAAAAAGAAAAAGAAGAAATAAATGAAGTTGATCCAAATGTATTTTTTAAAGAAAACACAATTATAAAAGATATTGTTGATAATATTATGGAAAATAATTCGAATAAAGAACAAAAAGAAGAACAGTTATTGTTTGAAAAACAAAACCAAGATATGAACAATATTATGGAAAATATTGATGAACAAGATAAAGAAAAATGGAAAAAAACATTATTTGAAAGTTTTTTTGATAATAATATTAAAGAAGAAAAAGAAGAAAGATTCGATGAAGATGAAATATTACAAAAATATTATAATGATTATTTGGTAGGCGGATTTATAACAAAAACAAAATCTGAATTAATTGAAATTATTAGAAATATAAATAAATGTGGTAATTATTTTAAAGAAAAATTCGAATTATTAAACATTATAAGAAAATATTATTATAATTTTTAATATATAAGATAATGATTACAATATTTGAACATTTTTATAAAAGTAATACACCAATAGTTTATTCATCTATTGTGTTGGATTCATATTCGAAAAATTTATTATTATCTAAATTTATTTATAATAATTCAGTATATTCAGATTGGATTAAAATATGTGATCATATGACAATATGTTTAGGTGAATTACCAGAACATATAAAAAGATATTGGTTAGGTGAAGAAATTACATTAATTACTACTGAATTAGGCATAAGTGAAAAAGCTATTGCAGTTAAAGTGTATGGATTTTTCAACATTGAAAAACCAAATATTACTGATAGTCCTAAATTTCCACATATAACATTAGCAATTAATCCAATTAATGGAAAACCTGTTGATTCTAATTATATTGAAAATTGGCAAATTATTGAACCAATAAAAGTTAAAGGTATTGTTGTAGAAATAAAAAACAAATTTTAATTTTTCTATTAAACTTTTTATAAAAATATATCTATATTAAGAAAAAATATTAATATTATGCCAAAAAGTAAACATCGTAAATTACATAAGTTGAAATCAAATACTTATAAAATTAATTTGAAACTTACAGAGAAAGCACGTAAAAAAAAGTTAATGGAAGAATACATTAAAATGCAACAAGAAATATTAGCTAATGCTGAAGCACATACTTCAACAGAAGATGTTTCTGGACCTGAAATTAATGTAGATGAATTGACTGAAGATTGGAATTCAGTAGATTCAAATCTTGAAAATGTTGTTGAAGTAGAAAATGTTGAAGTAGAAAATGTTGTTGAAAATGTAGAAGCTGATTCAAATGATAACAATAACAAATAAAAATATTTATTATAGTGAATATTCAATTTCCACATCACTAGATGGTGTGGAAATTGTATATATTGATGATATTGTTAGTTTTTTAAGCGAATATGTTGAATTAGGTGAAAGTGTTACAATTAAACGAATATTTGAAATTGTATCGACAAATATCGACAAATTTAATGAGATATTTTATTCGAATTTAGGTGGATTAACACTTGAACCATATTTGCAAGAAATTGAAAACAATCAAACAGAAAAATTAGATATTGATTATGTCGAATTATATTGGTTGTGTGATAAATATGATAATGATTTAAATATATCACCATCACTTCGTGGTATATCACCAAAATTAGAAGATTGTGCATTAGATTTTATTTCATTAAATAATATTAAAAATTGTATAATAAAGATAAATACAATTGTTGATATATTTGATTATAATAAAGTTATGGAACAAACTGATAAAAAAGTTCCAATTAATCTTAATATTGGTAATAAACAATTTACACTTTTTGAATTATTTAATGCTATTTTCTATGAAATATCATTTCATGGTGGTCCACAGGATAAAAATGAAATATTCAAAGAAATTGAAGAAACAATATCAGAAATAGATCTGGAAGAATTACAAGATATGAAAGAATCAATGTCTATTGAAGATATATTTAAAAAAATCGAAGATAGTGATATTTACTTAGTCAAATATAAAAATTTGATGGATAGGGTAGATATAGATAGAATATCAGATACTCAAAATCTGGATAAATTGAAAAATTGTTTATTGGAAAAACTTAAAATTTATGAAGAAATTATTAAAAATAATACTAATTTACATAAATATTATAAAAAATTAACCGATATTGAATACAATCTGCAATTGTTATATGGTGAAAAAGAAGATAAAACATATCATAAATTTTGGGAAACACCAAAATGCACTTGTCCGAAAATTGACAATATTGAAATATATCTGAATAAAGAACCAATATTTAATTTGAAATGTCCAATACATGGAATAGTTAAATAAAATAATAATGATGTTATTATTGATGAAATAAATAAAATATAGATAAGAAATAACGAAATAAATTAAAAAAGTTGCAAATAATGTTTTTTGCAACTTTTTTTATTTTTATTTTTAATATATAATGTTATGATAACTAAATTTAAAAAATTCTATGAAAGTGCTTTAATTGATTATGATATTGATGATATTATTAATGATTATTTAGAAACATCATTATTTTTAAATGAAGAAGAATTAATAAATGAAACAATTTATAATTTTAGTGATGATGCAAGAAAACAAGCAAAAGAAGAAATTGAATGGTTCATAAACACCGCTATTGAATTAGATGAAGATATATTTGAAGATATATCAGATAATAAAATGGGTGGTAATATATGGTATTCAAGAAATGGTCATGGTACAGGGTTTTTTGATGATATTTATGATAAAGATAAAATAAATATATTAAGATTATTATTAAATCAATTGGGTGAAATTAATATTGAAGTTGGTGATGATGGTAAAATATACTTTTTTGGTGGATCAGAAAAATATAAAACATTCAATATGAAAGAATATTTAATAACTAAAAAAAGTAAAAAATATAATTTATGATATATATTAAAACATTTGAATATTTTGGTGATGGTACTTATGCTGCATATAGTAATGATGCAGGTGATTCCTTTTGGGGTAATGTTGCTGCTGGTTGTTTACCAATTTCAACTGAAACAAAAAGATTTTTATTGTGTTTTAGATCATCATATGTTAATGAACCCCATACTCATGGTTTATGGGGGGGTAAAGTCGAAGAAGATGATAGTTTAGAAGATACTGTAATCAATGAACTATGTGAAGAAACAGGATATTATGGTGAAATTGATTTAATACCAGTTTTTATTTTTAGAAATAAAAATAAAACATTTGAATATCACAACTTTATTGGGATTATTGATAACGAATTTGAACCTAAATTAAATTGGGAATCTGATGGATATAAATGGGTCACTTTTGATCAATTATTAAAAATTAAAGATAAACATCCAGGATTAGAATTATTGTTGAAAGATAAAAAAACATTAGATATTATAAATAACATTTGTAATAGTTAGTTGCAAATTTTCATTAATACATATTCTTTATTCATTATCTGTTTTATTTTCTTTAAAGTAAATAAAATTTTTATCATTAATACTACCAACAATAACAATTTTTCCTTTTAATGAAACAATATCATTAATTTTTGGTGGCATTTTACCAGAAACAACAACAAATATTTCACCAGTTTTATCTTTAACAATAAATCCACTTTGCATTAAGATTGAAACAGACTTCGTTACTGTACCTTTAATTTTAATTTCTTTATTACGATATTCTTCAGGATTTTTTTGTAATTTTTCAATAGGTACATTAAAAATATTATCAAAAATTCCATCGTTTGAATCGTTTGAAAAAGATGGTAAAATAGCCATAACTAATACCAAAGAAATAATTAATTTTTTCATTTTTTCAGATTTAATTTATTATTCAACAAAGATAATCGAAAATATTTAATTATTCAAAATTTTTTAAATTTTTTATCAAATAGTTGTGAAAATATAAAAGCCTATTATTTAGTAGGCTTTGATGGTGCAGGTGAACCCTTTTTCTTTTTCTCACCAACATTCGGGATTTCAGACATAATTTTATCAACATCTGGATATATTTGATTATCACCATCTTGTGAATAATTTATATTAAAATAATCTTTAAAATTAAGCAAATCATTATTTCTAAGTAAGTACTCACGGTTTATTTTCAAAACAGATTCTAAGAAATTGGAAATTTTAATAACTTCTCTATTAAATAGATCTACAGTTTTTTCATCAAAAATACCAAGAGGTTTCTTTTTTGTTTTATTAAATGATCCTAAAATAATTTTAAAAATATATTCGAGTTTAACATCAGATTTGATTAAATCTATTGTTTTTTGATTTTTTAATAAGAATGTATTTATTTTAAATTTATCATCTGAAAAGAAGCCTGGAATAGCCAAATTCCAATCTTTTATTTCTTTTTTGATATTATCTACATATTCATTGAATATTGCTGATATTAATTCTATATACAATTCATCTTTTGTAATATCTTTCAATTTTACTTTATCTAAATCAACTAATTGTAAAAATTCTAAAAAGTTTAACAAAATCAATGTGTACGTATTTAAATAATCTGTTTTATTACTTAAATTCATTTTTTCGTAACTTGGATTTAGAATTTCAAATGAACATTCATCATTACCATTAATTCGGATAATAATTTTTTCTAAATTATCATTAAAATCATCCATTAAAAATGAATTTTGTAAATTTGGATTTAATATTTTATAGAAAAAATAAGTAAAATTATTTTCTTCAAAAACATAATCTAAATCTTTTTCAGATGTGTGCAAAAATAAATTTATAATTTCTAATTGTTTTTCATTTAACTTACCTTTAAATATCACGGGTAATGGATCACAATTAAAAAGTTTAGCATATTCAATAATTTCATTATAATTATATTTATATTTAGTGCCTTTAACAATACATGTTAATATTAAATTGTTTTTGGGTATTTTTTTATATTCTATATGTGCTGGTTGGTTATCAGGAAAATATTCAAAACAAAACCACCAAGTGGGTGATAATAAGTTTGTAACATATTCAGGTAGTCTATAACAGTGATTAAAAACTGTATTATAAAAATTTTGTATTGCTAAATCAACAAAATTTAATTCTGTGTTACTAATAGATTTCGGTTTAATTATAAATTTTTGACCATCCCATTTTACAAAAATTTGTGCTCCCTGTATGTCTTCATATATAAGTAATTCTTTGTTTTGTAACAATTCAATTATATTTTCATTTGAATTGTTTAATTTAACGATTTGTGTCATAGTAATTCTTTTGTTTTTTGAATTTGCTTTTATATATTAAAAATAATGGGTCAATTTTTGGCAATTGAAAATAAATACTTATCTTTGTTGAAATTTTTTAGGACAAATAACAAATATTAAAAAAATGAAAAAATTAATCTTATTTGTATTTTTAGGTTGTTTAACCTATTTCAATGCAATATCTCAAAACTTAATGGATATTGATAAACCTGATAGTTATGTAATGGATTTAGAAGGTGCATTCACACCTGAAGAAAAAGCTGATTTGATAAATCTTATGAAAGATTATGAAGACAAAACTTCTATTCAATTTTGTTTAGCAACATCATCTGATTTTGATTTTTCATATTCAACAGATTTGGCAAATCAATGGAAAGTTGGTCAAAAAGGTCTAAATAATGGATTTGTTATTGTTTTTTCAAAGACACAACGACATATTGAATATAGAACTGGATATGGACTTGAAGAATTTTTAACAGATGGTTGGTTATATAAGTATGTTAATACTGAAATGATTCCTAATTATTTTAAAAATGAATTATATTATGATGGACTACGATCATTTATTATGGCATGTCAAAATCAAATTGGATTTGAAGGTTATGATATGTTAGTAAAAAATAAAGAACAAAAAAAAGCTGAACTTAGAGCTGCGGTATCTAAATTTTTCATTAATTTTTTATATATTGTATTATTTTTAGTGATATTGGCAGGATTAGGTTATTTAATTTATTTATTAATTAAAAAGAACAAAGAATATAAACAATTAAAAACTTATCTAATTAATATAGATTATAATATTGTATCTATTTATAATTGGATTTATAATAGTGATTATATATTAACTAGAGAACTTGATGATAAGTTTAATTTACGTCCAAATGTTAATAAACGAAAAAATATCAAAAATGAAAATATTAACTATTATAATGATTTATATCACAAATTAGATAAATATAAAGAATTGATTTTAAATATTTCTAATAAAAAATCAATTATTAGTACATTGTATAATTCTTTATCTGAATTGAATGTAAAATTACCTGACGAATTAAAAAATTTAATAACAACAACAAATATTGCAACAACTGATTTGATAACAAAATATGAAAAAATCTATGTAAAATTATTAAATTATAAAAATCGGATTACAGATATCAGATCAATGTGTGATTTATTATCTAAATCGAATGTAAAAATTCCAAATGAATTAGAAAAAGTATATTTAACACATAATGGTTTATCTGAATCAGAAATAAATGATTTATACAATAATTTGTCTAACTATAATAATCTTGTTCTTAATGTAAATAAATTGATTAAGGACATAAATAATAAAAAGACTGAAATCAGTAAACAGTTAACAGTAAAATATAAATATTGTGAAAAATCAAATATTTCAGAAATTAATTCAATTTTAAATATTATTAAAATCAATAACGATTACACTTCTGAAAATTTAAAAGTACTCACTAACATCAATACAACTATAAATTCTAAGTATGATAAATTCTTGGAAAAAAATAAATTAATCAATACTATTACAAATGAAAATATTGTAGAATTAAAAAATTTATATACCAAATATTTAGAAAACAAAAAATATCTATCAAATGCAAAAGTTGGTAATAGATTTGCTACATTGAAGGAAATTGATATTGATTATATTAATTTATTATCAACATATTTATCTAATATCGTTAATTATTTAAATATTGACTATTTTGAAAATGCAGTTAAATCATACACGACATATATATCTGAAAAAACAAAAATTGTTAATGAATTTAATGCCGTAAACAATTTATGTGTTAATTGTAAAAATAGCATATCTTATGTGGCTGAAAATAAATTAAAATTAGCTGATTATATATCTAAAATTGAACATATAATTAATAATAGTGGTGTATCAATAAATAAAAAATCCGCATTCAATGATATTAAATCAAAAATATCATCATATATGATTTTAACTGTAACTGATATTATAAATAATGCTGAAATTCTTAAAAAATTCATATCTGATTTATATGAATTGTATTCAAATATAAAACAAGATATAGAAGAAGAAGAACGTAAAGAACAAGAACGTAAACGTAAACGTGAAGAAGAAGAAAGACGTAGAAGGAATAGTTATAGTAGCTATGGCGGAGGTAGTAGTGGTGGATTTAGTAGTGGGGGTGGATTTAGTAGTGGGGGTGGAAGCTTCGGTGGTGGAGGTGGAGGTAGTAGTTGGTAAAAACTTTAATAAAAAAAAGGAAATCGTTAGATTTTCCTTTTTTTTATTTTTATTTATATCCGATAATTAGCCAACATTTAGATGGATAAGATGGATATAAATCATCACGAAGCTAATAATCCCATCGCTCAATATAAAAAAGAACAAGAAGGTCATAATTCTTTAGTTAGGGAAGTTAAAGAAATGAACAAATGGCTAGAACAAATGAAAAAATATAATTTAGTTGTTGTTAGGTCAAACCATGATGATTTTGTTGATAGATGGATATTAAATAATGATTGGAAAGCTGATCCTAAGAACGCAATGGAATATATAACATATACTAAAATATTATTAGAAGGGCAAGCACCAAAAGGTATTATTCCATATATCATTAATGAAAATTTCGGAAATGATATAAAAACATTAGGTCGAGATGAATCTTTTAGAATAAAAGATTGGGAGCTTGGTGTTCATGGCGATATGGGGCAAAACGGAACTAAAGGTAGTTTAGAACAATTTAGACATTTAAATACTAAAATGATTAGTGTCATACTCATACT